AAATAACTATCTACCATGATTATAATTAGTTAATGGTTGCCGATTGGCTTGTGAGGTTGACCTCGAAGACAATCGTTTCAGCAGCCTTCGTAGGCTTAATTGTCACCGAGCACCAAAGCTCATTTCTATCAACTCGCGCAGGAGTGTTCGTAGTAGAGTCGCACTTGACAGCACCCTCAATAATTGCTCTTCTTGCTAAGAGATCATCAAGGAACGGGTTAATCGAGTCCTCAACAAGCTCCCAGGTAAATTGGTCGTTCGGTTCGAACTGGAATGGTTTACCAAGCTCAAGCAGCACCTTACGGATGTAGATCATCAGTCTGCGAACGTTAACTCTATCGAGAGCAGTTGGTGCTCTTTGAGTAGTTCTTTGACCAAAGATCGTAATACCCGTTGTAGTGTCATTCGAAATCGGGTTGATCGAGTTCGAGTAGAGGGCGTCTCTATCGCCCTGGTTGAGCCTAATCTCTGTGTTAGTAGGTTTGGTCAGACGACCTCTTCTGAAGCCCGCAGGAGCGAACCACGGCTCTGCAACGCTGTCTGTGAAGACACACTGTCGAGCAGCAAAGATAGCCGGATCATACCATTGTTCTGCACCGGCAAAAGCATTGAAGACCTGAACCCAAGGCCAGTAAACAGCAGCGTAAGAGGAGTTAAGAGCAGACTCTCTAGCCGTTGGATCTTGACCGTTCATCCATTGAATCGCATCTTGAACTTCACCCAGAGCAACCGGAGGAGAAACAAGAGCTAAGAAGTTCTTCGAGGTTTCAGCCAGCGAGACTAAAGCATTTTGAACAGCGTCATCGTAGATGCCAGGGGCCGCAGCGATAGAAATGTTAAGAGCGTCATCATCTAAAGCATACATACCTGTCTTACCAGCAGCTTCACCAATGATAGAGCTAGTATTAGCAGCACCGCTTTCGCCGTTAGCGAGACCGTAAGTGCCTTCGATAACTTTCACGAATCTAGGAGTTCCAGCAGCAGTGCCAGTGCCTGCACCATCAACGAACCCAGCAGCAGTGGCCGTAGCACCAAACTGGTTAGGAGCAGCGTATGGACTTCCATCTTTCTCAAGCTCAACGTAGACATACTCAGATTGATTGTTGTCTAAATCATCGTTAAGGATAAACTCAACGGAAGTGATACCTGATGGGCTGAGTTCCGTGTTGTTGAACGATTCGACTTGAGCACCATCGCTATTGATAACGATCTCATCCCTAGTCGAAATGTTGTTAACTTCAACCGAGAGTCCCTGCGTGCTACCATCTCTAAGTGTGGTCAGGTTGTAACCAGTCCCAGGGTAGTTAGAGTAAGCAACAAGATCAACATTAGAAGCAGTGTAACCACTTGCAGTCTTATCGGCAGCAGGGGAGGCAGCAGCAGCACCCAAAACGTCTAGCTCATCAAACGTCATCCCAACACTAGAAGCTCGGAACGTTGCACCGGAACCGGCAAACTTAGAGGCGAGGTAGATGTCCGTACCTTCAATGTAAGCAAACACATTTTGATCCGAAACAACGTCTGGGTTGAAAGCATTTTCAATGATGGTTGCAGCCGTTGTAAAGTTAGTGGAGCTTACAAAGCTGACAATACCCGTAAGAGTTGTTGTACCGGCATTGTTGGTGATCGAGTAGTAGATGGAAGAAGTATCAGTCGATGGAGTGTAGCCAGCGACCTTTACAGCAGGAGAAGCACCAACATCAACAGCAGCAGAAGCGTAACCAGCAGTTGCGCTACTATCAATCGCTCTGACATAGTAGAGTTGGTTAGTGGCTTCTAATATTTCAAGAGCACCTTCAAGACCTTGGCCTTGCATGTCAGTATCAGGCTTACCAAAAAGTCTAATAAGGTTTTCTTGGCTTGTTACAAGGGTAGCATCATTGACGGGACCTTTATTAGCAAAGCCGACTAAGCCTACAACGCTTGAATTGATGTTCGGCGTGTAAATCGAAACATCATTCTCAAGAACTACAACGGATGGACTGGTTGGTATAGCCATGATTATTCACTCTCTACTGGGGTTTTTGTTTTTCTTTTCTTAACTGGAGTTGGGACAATTTTAGGTTGTGGATCAGGAACGATAGTTAACTTACCCATCCTACGATGAACCAAGTTTTCAACGACCTTGCTCTTCCAGTTGTTAGGAACTTCTATTTGCTTTTTAGGACCAACAAAGACAGTCTTCACACCTTCGGGCGTTCCAAAAGGAATGCTAAGTCCTTGCATACTTGTATTCTTAAATATCTTCATGTAAAAGCTCCTACTATATTTATTATTGTCCTTGCAAAGATAGGCTAGTAATAGTTAAAGTATTTCCTGCTGTTATGTCTTGAGCGGAACCTATATCCCACCAAGCATAAATATCTTTCCCTGCTGTAAAATCAAAGGCAGAACCTTCAGCACCGGCAGCAGCAAGAACCACATACCTAGCACCTTCAAATGCACCGGAGAATTGATAAGCATTATCGCCAGTTTGGAGAACTGCTCTGACTGCACTTGCTAACCCTAGATCAGTGTGACTAGATACGTCAAAGTTAGCAGCGTCTCCAGTGGCATCTCTAAGGACAATCAAACCAGAAGTACCACCCTGAGTGCTATCATCAGTAGGTAAAGAAGAAACAGCACTGACTTGTGTTGTTGTGCTTGTATCGTAGCTCCAGCTACCTTCAGTATTAGTGGCACTACAAAGAACTAATCTGAATTGAGCGTCAACCGCACCAGAGCAGAAAAACTCTTCAAACATCTTTTGCTTGCCTAAATTAGTCCAAACCATATGTAAAACTCCTATAGTATTTAGGTTGAAATGTTATTTAAACTGCTCTTAAATTATTAACCTATAACATGGATTATGAGTAGATCGAGTAATAGGTGTTGATGTCCGACTCGATGCCAGCGCGGTTGGTGGACTCGTCGCTATGATACAGGATGAGTTCTTGCGCTCGCGTTGTGCCTGAAGCGTAATGTCTAAACAAGGTCGAGGTGCCTGAGTAGTTCCAAGCGGTTGTTCCCTGCGTCGTCGTATCTTGACTCGCCGCTGTGCCGTTGTGTGCCAGCGTCGAGCCGGTGCCCGAGATGTATATGTTGCTAACTAAGTGTTGGCCTGCACCGACGCCCGTGATGAGTTGCGATGTGTAGCCTGATCGATATGCCCCGATCCTTCCGCCAGATACATAATCAAGAGTAATCGGAATGCCATCGGGGCTGGCAATGTTGTCGTCAGCAGTGAACACCCACGTATTGTTCATACTAAAATATCCGCAACTAAAGATCGACAGAGATCCGTTGCTGTTGGTCAATCCGACAAGCATAGATTGACTTGTGCCTGTAAACTCTATAGCGGCCTTGCCGTTCTCGGTAATGACTGATGTGCCATCGTAGATTTGAGGCTGGCTCGCGGTCGTCGTCGCATCGTTACCGTTGCCGCTCTGGTCATACCACGTAACAATGTAGCCGTTGTCTGTTCCGCAGTGCGCCGCGATGGCAGCGATGTTCAGGTTACCATCAGCATCGAACCCAATGTCAGTGCCGGTATCTACACCGTCGTCCTTACGCACCTTCATGCAAGGGCCACTATAGGTTGAACTAAGTTTTCTAACAGAGTAGGCCGCTTCTGCACTACTGTAAGTATCAAGAAGTAAAGAAGAATCAAAGGAAGGAGTATCGTCATCCTGTGCTGATTCCATAGAGGCAGGGAGATTGATGTTGATTCCTACATCAAGGGTGCCAGCAACAGAGAGATCAACAACAGCCAGATCACCATAAATATCGCTTACTACTTGAGAATCAGGCAGGCTCATAGTAAGACTGATTGGATCAAAGCTCGTTTCCTTATCAGTGCTGAGTGCAGGCAGTGTGAGATCAATAGCGATTGTATCGACGCTAGTTTCAATATTACTTTCAAGGTTTGGCAAGCTCAGGCCAATATCAATTGGCTCAAACGTTATTGTCTTATTAGTGGTGACTTGTGGTAAGGTCAAATCAACAACAATTGGAGCACGAGATATTGAAGCCTGTGCAGTTGTTTCAATATCGACAGAAAGCTCTAAGTCTGGCACATCAATGTTACCACCAACACCCACTTCAAATTGTTGTAAGAAGAAGTCGGCAGTGATGGGATCGAAAGCAACAGGAGTATCCCAATAGAATGTAGATGAAACACTTAAGGACAGTAATAATGTCTCTAAAGAGATAGCCACTGGCGGTTGTTCGTAATCATCATCTAAATCGTTTACACCACGAGTTAGATTCCTTTTTACGCTCCTACCATTAGGTGCCTCAATATCAACAAAGAATGTTACAGGCCCTCTTTTGGATTTAGGCTTGGCTGGCCTTACATTAGGACGTAAGGGGGTCTCATCAATGTTAATACTACAGACCATTACGCATTAAATTCCTTGATCTCACCAGTGTTAGTGAAGAAGAACTTAGGACTAGGTATGTAGGTTTCTAACGTCACACTTACCGTTTTCTGTAAGATTCTATCACCCGTATCATTAGCAGTTACACTACCAACTTCTCTTTCACTATTGATGAAAGCCTTGTTGTGAACCGAGTATTTAGTCTCTATGTTTATATCAGGGCTAAACAAAGAGAAGATGCCAGACCTTAACATATCCATATCAGCTTTATACTTAGACCATATGTTAACTTCATAGGTTATGTTGATTGGCCTTGGAGGTAAACTTAGTAATCTAGTTGCCCTACGCTTATCAGGATCCCACATAGTCTCGCTTACAATATTTTGATAGCGCATTCTAGTCTGATCACTTTCAGTTTGTGTTTCTATAACTGTGATCATTGGAAGAATTAAGGTATTGTCTGCCTTAATGCGACCAGCAATTCTCTCTGGATTACCATGAGAGCAATTCACTTTCACACGATTCCCGTTACCATCTAAGTAGTATAAGTTACCAAAGATGTGTAACATGCTACGAAGACTTTCTTTGTAGACATTATCAATCACTGGAAGTAGTTTAGTAGTCGTAAGATCTACGATTTGATTACGAACATATAAGCTGTCCTTGTCTCTCATTAATACCTACCTCCAACTTGATCCGGGCGATCAAAGAAGTCTTGGTTGTGAATATCTTGAGTGTCTCTCAGGAGCTTCGCATGAACCATTAAGTGGTAAACACCATATGCCTCAAAGCTGTCTTCCTGAACTTCGAACACTTCAAATTTCATCTCTTGGAACTCAGGTTGCAATACATCACCTATTGCAATGGAGCGACCTAATATATTTTCAGTGTAGGATTTGTTGAAGACGAACACTTGATCAATCTGCATCTCTACACCAAACTGAGAAAGATTCTCCTCGATTGGGCGAGGATCATAGTGTGCCCATAATGTTACTGGCTCTTGTGCTATTGTTTTCTGTCTCGACTCCTGGTAAACATCATCAATGTCATTAGATGGGATGTATTCAAACACCCTAATACGCGACCCTGATAACTTAATGTTTTCAGCGTCCACCATGTTGAACAAGTTCTTATCGTTCTTCTTTTTGAATAACGACAGCCTTGTATCTCTCTCCTCAGGAAAATTCGTGGGAGGTGTGTTTACCTTGAATCTAGACATTAGAAGATATCAAATAATGCAGGCCCTTCGATCTCAGTCGTAAGCTCTTCTATGAGCATCTCTTTTTCTCTTTGAGCCTCGGCGCTTAACTCAGCACCGTTCAATCTTGTGCCTCCACCTGGACCTGGAAGAGTGGCATACTTACCACGAATGCCACCTAAGATTTCCTTAGACAAAGCCAACGTGTATCGCTGCACCCAACTCTTGTAAGCGTGGTGAATTGTGTTAGGATCAAAGGCTCTGAACTCTAAGAGGACAGCCTCATCGTTTGTTTCAGGCACAGGCCAAATGTGAAGATACTTATTATTCACAAGTTGCCACGTAGACATCTGACCTAATACATTCTTAACCTGCTTCAGGTATTGTTGCATAAGAAGGTACTGGCTAACATTATAATTATTAAATAAACCAGTA